TTTTTTTTGCAAATGGAGCGCCATCCCGGCGATCCCCTATTTAAAACTGGAGAGTTGCAAACTAAAAAACTCATAGAGTCAGACGACCCTATTGAAAAAATGATATTAACTCTCGGTTACATTGTAACACGTTCAAATGGGGTCGACTGGGTCAGCAATTTTACTAGACCGTCTCCTCGGTACTTACTATAATAAAATAAGATTAGTATAAATATGAAATTCATTAAAACTCCATATTTTACACAGTTGTCGTCGTCTTCACGAACAACAACTGGTCTGATACAGCAAATCAGGTTATTTAAAATTCTTAAATGTTTAAAAGCTATATTAAACATTATTAATAAAGCTCATGTAATTGTACACGTTAAGATTGTTCTTGACAATCGGTGCACCCATAAACCTAAAGAATTGAAAATCTTCTCCTATTGCTGTATCATTGGAAACAAAAATAGAAGGATCACTTTCTGCTGTAGTTGTTACTACCGCGTTGCCATTAAATGTAGCAACAAAAGTACTAGGGTAACCAGATGCTACACCTAGATTACTACCTCCTGTAGATGTTCCTGGTCCGGATGATATGTTTGTTCCACTATTAAAACCTAATTGCCATAAATTGGCATTGTAATAAGGTGTGACAAATTCAAAACCACCATTACTGTCAAAATGATAATTAGCATTACCATATAAAGTATTGACATTTAGACGTTTTGTGTCTAAAAAGGAGGCACTATCAGTCATACTACGGACCGTTAATTGCGGAGTTGTATATACATTGTCTCTAGTTTGAGCTAAAGCGACTGTACAATAATCTCCTGAGTTACATTTAAAATTTCCATGTGGTCTTAACCTATGTTTCATGGAACCCCTCATGCCTAAAAATCCATATCTCAAAAACTCAAATAAAGTTCTCGGATTGGTCTCAGTTGGCGTAACTAAACCACCTGTGTCTGGTTCTGCATTGACACCTGGTCCTGCATATCCAGTACTAGCTTGAGGTAAAACGGTACCTTTAAATGACAAATTAACGACATCAGGTACCTCAGCGGTGTCAGTGTTAGAGAGATAATAAGTCGTTTGAAATCTTTTCAATAAAGTTCTAAACGAAATAATCTTTTCTCCCATATGATCATCATGTATATGTTCATCACTGGCTCCGGTTGGATTAATAACAACAACCTCTTCTGATGGAACAACAGCTGATTCTGACACAATGGTCGGATTAGCTGCTTGTCCAATCATCCTATTGTTTGGCAAACTAGAAATACTAGGTCTTGCATATTGCATGTCTTCTGACCAACAATATACATTAACCTGTACATCTGCATCCGCAATAGGTTGTACTAACTGATTTAACACTCTAACTTCTAAAATTCCATTTGCAGAAGCTGCGGTTCTATTATCCGTAATTGGACTCAAACCTGTAAATAAACCGTTAGTAAAGAAATTGTTGCTATTACTGTATGGACGAACCACGTTAGGATTAGAAGCATCCACTATTCCTTTCCTATTTGCAGCAGTTGGAAGCAAACACCATGATCTGGTGGCTGCCCAATCAACTGCAATTGTTACGGTTTGTCCATTTTGTATATCTAAAATTACACTATTCTGCTGATTTAGTGGTGCAGAATTAGTTTTAATCAATGTTTCATATTGGTATGTATTAGGTTCATAACGAATCAATAATTTACCACGATGAAATCTTGAACAAACTACTTCAAAAGTGTAATTAATCGTTCCTCGCCAATATGAAAATGGTCTCGAGGAAAATGCTAAAGCGCTATCTTGCAAATAGTTATTCTGAGTTCCTCCATTCGGTTGGTCCTCTTCTCTAACATTGCGAGCGCCAATTAAAGCTATGCCCATATTCGGATCTACTGTAGTATTCCATAGAACATCAGTCATCGCTACATCTGCGTCTGACCAATCAAATGTTCCTATGTAAGACTTGCGTGAAGCTATGTTGCCTATAACTAACTCATCAACGTTCATTCCTCCTAATGAAGGATCAACTGATAATTCTAATTTAGGATCAACTGATAACATATACGCAGTTTCTTTAACATTACCTACAGCTCCATTTTGAAAAGGCATATTTTTAACAAACATTGCTGGTTCTAATATCACTGGTTTCGAAAAACCAAAGAAATTTGAAACAGCACCTAATCCTTTAAATACTGCTGAAGTAGCTTTTGCAAAATCACCTATAATAGGTACATCTGAAAGCATTCCTCCTACATTGGAAATTGCAGTTGCAACTTTGGTGACCGGACCGGGATCATCATACTCTGTTTTAGTGACTTCTTTCTTAACATCACTAGCCATTTCTGACATATAAGTCCCTAATCCTTGTCCACCTGTTGAAACTGCCTCTCCATTTCTAGCATCTTTTATTACTGCTGTACCTAAACCTGACATTCCTTTAGAATCATAAGCATCACTGTATCGATTAATTCGATCAACAACTGCTGATTCTGCAGTAATATCAATGTTAGTAGCAGTAATACATCCTAATTCAATCTCTTCGCACCAGGCGAATACATTTATTGAAACAGGATTACTAGTAGCTGTAGTTGTATTAGCAAATCTAATAGGATTAATTGTAGATATAATTAATGCACCCGCTTCTTCCAAATCTGGAAACGGTGTGCTATTTGTTATAACCAAACCGTCATTAGCGGTCAATCGATACTTTGTTTTATATGATATAAACGGACAACACATCTCCAAAGGCATATTATCCTTTGGATCAATAGTTTTCGTGCCAGGAGCTTGTGATAAATAACAATTCATCATACCCCTAACCGATCTATCTTGTCCTGTAAATGAATCATCTTGTAACAATTTCAATGACCTATACGGTTGGTTAAAATTTATGTAAGGTTGATAACTAAATAAAATCCTTCCATAATGGTATGGTGTTCCACTGACTGCAATTCTCAAATGCAAATTTCCTTTGAAATAAGCGTAATTTGATAATTTTGCGCGTACAGATGGATCACGTGACCACAAATCCCAAACATCTAATCTTTCAAAGAAATCTCCATCGAGATCTCCTGAATAAATAGATATTGGACGACGAAAATAATTATCCAAAGCAAATTGGGTATCACCTCCGTCTCTGACATCATGTAAAGTCTTTCCTAAAGCAGATTTATCCGCTTCTTCTCCCATATGATCCTGTACATTCTCATTTGTTGTATTGAGAATTGGATCACCGGTATGGAAATCTCCCATGTTGCCTTGTTTTGTAGAAACTTTTTCAGACTCCGTTTGAACAAACTTTGGCTTAGCTCTTAATTTTTCTTGAGCATTACGGTTTGTTTTCTTAGCGGTAATCTTGTTTCTATGATCATAAACTCTTTGTAACTTCAAAGTTTTACTAACTCTGTCTCCATGCAATAATGCTGCCACTCTTTGTTTCCATTGAGCAGCTAAAGCGCCATGCTTTAATTCTGGAGTTAATTGTAACTCTTGAAGATCCATTGAATCTATGATTTCGTTTCCTGTAATGGAAGCGTCTTTAAATTTTGTTTGTTCAGTATCCATAATTAATATATTGCTCACATTGGCAGTCTTCCGAAATGGTTTTACTCGTCTTTCACCCCTATATGTTCTGTGACATCTCTAATACCGGGCATTTCGGGAATTGGGTTATATAATTGGTTACGTATCGTTTCAAAGCTTGGAAACGATTTTAAAATGAGATATTGATCTCTATCATATAATTCTGAAGCATATTTTGCAAATTTTAATCTTAATTCAAAATATTCTTCTTCTGTATGATGGAAAAACAATTCTCTTAATGCTGAAGCACATGAATCTATCATCTGATCTTCAACATTAACTTCTCTAGATGGCAAATAATAGCATATAGCTTTCATTATGCTTTCACGATCTAAAGGCGCTACCCAATGGTCTAAGTCTTCTCTAAATACAAAATTCCTTTTTAAAAATGAAATTTCATTAAATTCCAAAAATGGAACCATATCTAAAGTTTTAGCTGCATTGGTATAGTCTAAACCGTATATATCTCTACAAAATGATTGATATGTACAGTTGTTAAAGAAATGGCGTACTGGCGTTTTAACTGCCGCAATTACGTCATCTCCATATATGCAAGGTTTAACATTCTTGAAAAAATCTTCATTGTCTCCTCGCATTGATATAAATGCATACACAAGCATAGATAATCCTCTTAATGAATTATCTTCAGCCGTAGCGTATTTTCCGCTCGGTTGAAAAGCTGGTGCTGCAAACATATCTCCGGCCATAGCGACGGTTGGATATAAATTGTCGGATAAAATTCCTTTAACAATTTCCAATGCTTCGTCGTTATAACCAAAATGTTTCAATACATTATGAACGATTGAATTAGCGATTAATCCAATATCATAAGGCATTGATGTGTCGAAACCACC